TTCTTTTTTAGAAGAGGCACTCTGTATATCATTTATTGCTTTTGAAACAATTGATTCATCAGCTTCAGGAGCTGCCTCTAAAACGATTCTTTTAATATTGTTTAGATCTTGTGCTTCATTCGTTATTCTTTCTATCTTTTTTGGATTAGTTACATTGACCAAGTCATTAGATAAATTTTTAATTGCTGACTCAGAGAAATCAACACCTAGTTCTTTAGAAAGCTCAAGAGCAATATTTTCAGGATTACTTTCTTTCGCAAGTCTTTCAACGAGATTGACCGACAATTGTTTTATTGGCCTTTTTGCTCGACTTCCTCCAGGAAATAATTCTAAAACAATTCCAACAGCACCTAGTGCCGCAGCAGACTTTGGGTATTTATCTTGAGGTATACCAAACTCAAATTGACCAACATCTTTTAATGTCTCTGGCTGCTGATCAGTCGTTCTATTAAAAAAGAATTGTTCAATTTCAGCATCTTCATTTTTTGATTCAAAAGGTGAAGTTTTCCTACCTATAAAGTCTAAAGCTCTTGCTGGGCCTTGTATAAACTCTGCACCAAAGCCACCCAAGTTTTCTAAAAACCTATCAGAAAAAGTTTTTTTAGGTGATTCAATTGCTTCTGTAAGTTGTGCAATACTGTCGCCCTCTGAAAAGTTAATTATGTTTTTATCATTCTTTGTTTTATCTGGAACAAATGATTCAGCAAAACCCCTATTCAAAGGAGTGTCTATAATATCTAATGCTTTTTTTGATAGATTCTTTATTTGAGAATCAACAGCATCAACAACAAAATTAGAAGCAGATTCAACTTTATCTTTCACATCCAAAGATGAAACTATATTTTTTGCTCTGTCGCTTAATTTTGATAAGAAATCCATAGTTTATTATTCAGATAACAAGTCGTTCAAGAATTCTTCTTCAGTAAGTTCTTCATTCTTACTACCCCCCTTAAATATACTTATAATCTGAGAAATTAGCGACTGGTTGCCAGAAGTAGAAGAGGTTGTTTCAGCAGCAGTTAATCCGGAAGAAAGATCTTCTTCGCTAACGTCATTTCTTTTTGCCACATCAGACATTGTATCTCCTGGACGAACCTCCCAACCTAGCTCATTTTGTAAATCTGCTAGCTCTTTTGAAGAAAGTGTTTCGTTCTCATTTCCTCCCTGATTGGAACGGTTTCTTTGATTTATTAATGCTCGCTCTGATTGTAATTTCAGTGCAGCTAACTCGTCTTTAAGATATGGGGATGCAATCATCATTGCTTCTCTTGAAGTCTTAGCGGCAGCTACTTCTTTTAGTATTCTTGCGGGCGCTCCTTTCTTAGCAAGAGTATCCAAAAGAATATCCACATCATTCTCAGTGTCTTTTTGGGCTTCAGCAAGTTTGCCGGTATATATTTGTTCTAATTGAGGCACTGATACTCCAAGTGAGCCAGCAAGTTGTGATACTTCAGATTCTTCCATCTCATCAAGAGGTAATCCTTGTTGGATAAAGCTATCAATCATCTGTCCAGCAATATATTGATTTCTTTCTTCCTCTCCTTCTAGGAATTTAATATAACTTTCTGTCCCTTCTGACTTTGCTTTTTCAGCGGCTGCAATTCGAGTATCAGCTAAGGAGTTTGCTTGTGCTTGTATCTTTGAACTAGCAACAGCCCTCTCTTTTTCAAGAGTAGTTATATTTCTATTTGTTCGTGCTTCTTCTTGTTCTGTGACTTTTGTTTTTTGAGCAAAGCCTCTGTTTGAGCCAAGAATACCTCTGTTAGCCTGAACACTTCTTGTTTGCCCCAGAGAAGACTCAAGTCGTTTTGCTCCCTCTATTCGAGCGTCTTCAATTAAGTTTTCATATAAATCATCTACAGTATCTATTTCACTTTGAAATCTCTCTGTAGCCGTCTTTCTAATATCTGCAGGGTCTTCTTGAGTTTGAGACTCTCTAAACATCTTATCCCTCCATTCCTTAGCAGAAACACCACTGTTAAAACCATTAGCTGCAGTAGGTGCAGGTATTACTTCTTCTGTTTCTACAGTTGGAGCAGTAATCACTTGTTCTGCCTTTAGTCTTTCGGCAGTTTCCCTTGCTTGATTTACTCCCTCTTGCAATTTATCAAGGACTGTCTTTTTTGTTTCTGTTGGTGGCATATTATTTATTTGATAAAGTTATTAAAGCCCCACCTGCTTTAAATAACCCCTGAGGTGTACCCGTATCTTCCTTTTCTATTGTAATAGTTAATTGAGAATCAGCACTCAAGTCGATAGTATTTGTGCCTATTGTTATGTTTCCTCCATTGAAAGTGTCGTTATCGAGTTCATTGGCTTCTGATAGAAACCAATGAACCATAGTGTTTTGATTAGATGCTGAATTATTTGCTTGAATAGTAAAATCTATGTATCCATCATATAGGTCTGTTGTTGTTATACGGTTTTCTTGAAATTGTGCCAATACGTTTGAGCCTGATTTCAACCTAACTGTATATGTCGGAGTACCAGTATCTGCCGTTAATCTGGAGTCAATAATAAATACTCTTGCTTCAATTGTTTCTGCAACACTTAAAGTATTCGCTGGTAAAAACACACTAATTACTTCTTCTTCTCCTCCATTACTTGCGGCTGTAACTGTTGCTATAGAACGAGCTAAAACAACTGAGGCACGCAAGAATCCTTTTGAATTATTTCTTACTAACTTATTTGCACCTACTGTTTGAACCACTACACTATCTCCCGCAGCTTCGGTTGTTAGGCTGGCCGCTGAAGTAAGTGTAAGTGTTCCTGCTGCTACCGTTGCAATGATATATGTCCCATTGTTACTTGTTGAGCCAGCCACCGTTATTTCATCACCTGTGATAAAGCCCGCTGTTACAAAGCCATTGCCTGAATCAAGGATAGTGTCAGGGTCTGCATTTGAAAATGAAATAGTTGTGGCTGCTATTACTGACGATGAAGTAGTGTCTTGATTAGAAACATATTTGTTTATCGCACTAGGAGTTCCAGCTGTAGGGTCCAGAATTGCGTTGTCAGGGGAGATTACTAACTTTGCACCAGTTCCACCAGTTGATGTACTGGCGTACGCCTCCGCGTCTGTTGCGACCTCTACAATACCTTTTACCGTAGTCGATGCATCAGGAGAACCTGCAATAGCAAGATCGTCTGCATACTTTTTTGTTGCAAGGTCACCATCATCTGAAATAGTTGGATTTCCGTCATAACCTAAAGTTGTAGCATTGTCGAAGCGCGTAGTTCCATTGAGTACATTAAATATTCGAGTAAGTGATGGAAAGTTTGTAATCTTTACGCTCTCGCCTTTTCTATGAGAAAGTCCAGTTTGAGCTGTTATCCCATCGTTTCTTCGGACGTTTCGTATGGTGATTGTTACCACAGAACCGCTGAGTGTCCCCACAACGTGTTCTTCATTTGATTGCCCCTCGTTTATCGTAAAGCCGTACAGCCCTGATGCAAGTGCATTTCCATCATCGTCTAAGTTAGAGACTAGAGCAAATTCAGTCCCTGCTGCTGCTAACCCATTGAGTAATGAGCTTTCGTAATTGGCTACTATGTTTAAAAGTGTTTGTGTCATGGTTATCTTGTTCTATATTTTTTAGCTACTCTTCGTGAGCTGCCTGATAATTGTACTTCTTTTTCATTTATAAAGGATATAGAAGCGAAACCAATACCTATTGCTTTGAACATTATAATTCGTTTATTGAACTTAGGTGTTCGTACTTTGAACTCTCTGGTAAAGAAGAATGCGGTCTCTCCGCTACTCCCTCCACCTATCTCAATTTCTCCAACCTCTGACCCACCTATACTAACAGATTGTGTCTTATCAATATAATCGGCAGTCCCCTCAATAGTTGTTTGAAGCTGGAAAGCACCATTATCATATGAAATATAGACTTCAATTGATTGATTCTTTGAAATCAAGCCTTTTAGTTCTTGCCATTTATATCTTTTGAGCTTTTCAGTACCAAATCTTTCTGCATTACCTTGCCATTCATTCAGTACAATAGACCCGTCATCATCAAATCCATTGAATATCTTGTAAACATTACTTGAGATGGAGTCTCCAGCATATAAGATTCCATTTGTAGTTTGCAGGGTATTTGCCCTGTATGCGTGCACATCAATTGAATTAAGTCTTGAGTTCCATCTCAACATTCTGTTGTTAAATAATGAGCCTATCGTCTTACAAGCAATTACAATATCTTCGCCATACGTTTTTAGTATGGCATTACTATAGTCATATTTAGAAAAATCAAATTGATTGGCAATAGAATTTGCAATAAGATTGTCACCCGATTGATTAAAACTAAGTCTTCTTAATTTTGGTCGCTCAGGATTAGCTGTATCAATGAATACAATCCCAAGTGATGTAGCTACTGACGATCCGTGATAAATAGAACCAATGTCTGCGTTATAAACTTTGTTTGTTGCGTTAGTATCATCAATCGTTAAATCAAGTTCGTAAGCAACACTATCTTTTAATGAGTAAAACTTTCCAACTAAAGGAATAACATTGTGAATCAATTCCCCACCTACTGATTGATTAAAAAAGTCTCCTTGACCAGCAACCCTAGTTGATGAAAAAGTAAAGTCTCCAAGTCCTCCGTTATTAGAGTCTTCATATGCATAATCAGATGTTACGCTCCCATCAGTAGTACCAGCAAATGTAATATCGTATTCCCCTGTTGCGTAGTTTATTGTTCCTGTTCCATCCCCTGTAAATCCTCCGTTGTTGTCATCAGTTAGTAATTGAGTGCCGTCAGTAAATACAATGTCATGCGCAGTCCTTGTTGAACCTCCAGACTTAAAGGCCAAAGTACCAGTGTAGTTAGTTGATCCTGATGAACCAATAGCTTCATCAGTTACTACAGTATAATTTATCTCATCAATGTAAGAAAGAAATAAGGCCGTTTTGTTTTTGTCTAGCCCCCAAGAAAACAACCTGTTGTTATAGATTTTTGAGTATCCGTAATCAGTTGTGCCTGTGGGACTTTTTGCCGTATCGGTCAGGTTTACCGCACTTTCAGGATTGGCTGTGGGAATTTTAAATAATCCATCCACGCCAGTTGCATATACAAACGATCCTGAATTAGTAATGTACTCATTGAATGAATACCAAGACCCAGGATTTAGACCAGTAATAACATTAGTCCATACATCAGAAGAATTTAAGTATTGGATTGCAGTTGATATTTTTCTAAAGTGCACCCTATCCCCGTTATTTTTTCTAGCAATTAAATGTCCCTGCACAGAACCAGCTCCTGTTAGTTCATTTCCATAAACAACAGAACCTCGAGCCAATTCCACAGATGTGTCTTTTGTTATCCAACCCAAAGAAGAAGAAGCTGCTCCTGGATCTATTTTATCCGCTTCGATAATGTTATGGATACCTTTTCCAAACACTTCTACACTCATATCTTGTATTGATTAGCCTGTTGTGCATCTTGTACAGCCATTTCCGCAATATAATCTTGATATTCTCTAGCGTTTTCAAGTGCATATGAGAATGACCTGTCTGTCTGATCTATATCAGCCCATAGGTATGCCATAAACTTGACAATTGCTGGCTGAAATTGCACAGGTATTACAGGAGACGTATCAAGAGTAATGTTTTCAGGATTATAAATATAATCAAATTCGTAATCTCTTATTATTTGCTCAGGGTGAGTAAGTACAAAAGTTGATTGTTTAAAATCTATGTATGCAAATCCTCTAGTATCTCGTTTATTTCTTCTTTGCATCATGTCTATCCATTTGTATGGCTCAAAGTTAGGGCCAACAAATAATACACGCGTTGGCATGCCATTGTCCTCGTAATTATCGGTCAATTGTCTAAAATCTGATGGCAAGGAATAAGATACAGCAGTTGTGTTCAGTGTTCCTGTGGCTGTACTAGTTAAAAAAGTCCACGGTCTATTATTGACAATAACATCTATAACTTGCTGTGCTAAATCAAGGACTTCTGCGTCAGATAAATCATCTTGCTCATCAATCAAGAGTCTAAAATTGTTTATGATGTCTTGTCCTGTTTTTGCTGCTGCCATATGATTTTACGTGTTATGAGTAAAGGAGAAAATCTATCAAGATACTCTCCTTCACCCATAAGGTGAAAGTGATTATTGCTTATCCAGCATCAATCATTACGTCCAAGAATTGTTGTGCTCCATCGTCAAATGTTTTGTATCCGTACAGTGCGTCAGCAAGAACATTGTCTGTTCGTTGCTTAGGCTCTGGTCGAAGCTCAATTTCTACGTGGTCTTGTACAACAACATCAATCGCTCCCTTCTTACCGTAGTAAGCGTGGAGGAAGTTTGATGTCCATGCGTCTGTTCCGTCAGTAAATGTTTCTGCAACAGTAAGTCGTCCAGCTCCCTTTCCTACAATAGTAAGAGTGTCAGCTGTATCGTCATTTGTAGCTACAATTCGGGCGGCAGTAAGTGTCGCTCGATCTGCGGCAGTAAGTGCAATGTATTCCGAACCTGCTCCAGCTCCTGCGTTGATAGCAGCAGCAAGGTTAGCTCGTGTTCCATCTACATCTCCTGCAATGTCTACGTCTCCAGCTGCTGAAGGTGATGCCACAAACGTAAATGTAACTCCTTGAATTGTAACTGTATCGTCAGCAGTAGGTTGTGTTGCAATTCCTGCAACAGCTTCTCCTGTCAAGTTCTCAGAAACATATAGGACAGCTCCTCCGATGTCTGAATCAGTGTTTCCATTTCGGAATTCTGCTCCAGCTGTATCGATTTGCTTTCCAAGTCTGTACTGAGAGATATCTGATACCGCGTATGAGTCAAGGACCCAAGCTGTATTAGAAAGAGTTTGATTATTCCTTCGTAGTTTAGCTTGAGTTCGCGTAACTAGTTGTGGCACAGTTGTTGCAGTCAAAGCAAGTGGTACTCCACTTGAAACAAGTGTTGTAAGGTCACCATTGTCAAAGTCTGCAAAAGCGTTCTGTGTTTCTCCAAGGATATCTGCATCCATGTAGTTAGAAAGCTTGATAGCTACTTGTTTACCAAGTACCATCGCTGGGCTAAGTGGTCCAGCCTGAGTCTTCTCGTGAGAAGAAATAGGGAAAGTTGTACCTTTCTTCTGGTCAATTAACATTGTTTGTTCTGAGTCAGTAACAGCGTCAATCGTTCGATCAACTAAGTTAGTAATGTCACGAACTAGGACACCTGAGATGTCGTATTTGATTCGAGTCACAGACTCACCAAAGGTAAGTGTCGGCTCAAATCGGTAGTTAGCGATATTTTTCGCAACGTTTACTTTATTGTAAACGTCTTGATATCTGTCGCTAAATTTTTCTTCAAAAGTATTTAACATTTTAAGAGTAAGTTATCTATATAATTACTCTCGTTCCTTTGTCCTATCCGACTCCGTCTGCGTATTTGTAGTATGCTGCTTTTGCTTTTGGGTCATTCATGACCTCTTTCAATTGCACATCGTTCATTTTGGAGAAGTCTACGTTTGAAACGTCTACATCACCACCGCGGGAGTCGTCCTCTGATGAAGGCTTTTCAATAAAGCCTGCAAAAGTATCCAGTGCAATTTCTTCCAATGTCTTCTCTTCATTTCCATCTACCATTGATAGCTTGAAAATCTGTTCTGACTTGTTTTTAAGTGCGGGATATCTTTCAGCAAGTTTCCCAAACTCACTATCATATGCGGATTTAAGTTTTCCAATCTTTTTTTCTTCACGAATACTTGCTAGCAATTCCCGGTCTTCGTCAGATAAAGATGATCCACCTTCTTCCTTTTCTTTCAGTTTTTTCTTGAGAGCCATGTACTTAGAAAGCGAAACTGTTTCTTCTTTCTTTTCCTCAGCCTCTCCTTCAGTAGTCTGCTCATCTTCTTCTTGTTCAGAATCATCATAAGTAGTTTCTACATCTTCGATATCATTCCCCTCATCGTCATACTTTTTAGTCATAAGTAATTAAGTAATTAAAGCATCTCCATGCGTAGTTTATTAAATAGCTTCTCCAAGCTTTTTTTATTATAGAGTAAATATATCAAATATACAAATTGATGAGCCTAACTCGACAGAATAAAAGGAACAAGAGCAGGTCTTGGGAATATTCTGCCGAGCAAGACTAACCAGCCTCGCTGATTTCCTTGTCTAGCTCTGACTTGATCATGTCTACCATAAAGCCAGATGATGTTAACTCTTCATACAAAGACATCTGCACATCAAGTGCTGCACTCATTGTTCTTAATTCAATGTCAGTACAAGTAGAGTAGCTACTTCTTATCTGCGAAACTATCTCCATACACTTTGACCACAATTCTTTAGATAAAGATTGTCCAGCATTAGATTGAGCCATTGCATGGACTTGTTTTGCATCATCAAAAGACTCTGCCAAAGAAATAATCAATTCATTACTCCCCAGGTGCGGTAATGCTTCTTTAATTTTCTTTACTTCCGGATTCATCTTTATTCGTCTTAACTGTTGCTGTTGATTTTAAGTATTCAGCTTCTGCATCAACCTGTGCTTTCACTGCTGGATGATTAAGCACTTTTTCTAAATGAGCCATATGCACCTGATGAACACTTGCTTGTGTTAGTTCTGCTTCTGACATTTTTTTGTGGTCACTAACAAGCTTCTCTCTTCTTGCTAGTTCGTCAATTAAATCCTTTGCTGTCCATTCAATATCAATAGTTTGCTTAAATACTCTAGTGACTGGGTTGCCTTCTACCTCTGCAAGTGCGATGATTTTTAATTCCTCTTCTACATTTTTCTTATTCATATAAATATATATTATCCGTATTAATAAATTAAATTATAGACCAATTTCATCAAAAAGTATACCTGTATTTTCAACTGACATGTCGTAATCCTCCTCATCCTCCTCCATACTTATCTCCAACTGGGGTGCATACGCCAATGCATCTAGTACATCATCATTCTTTCCCTTTGGAAATACCAGCATTTGATTCTCCAGATCTTCACACTCATTCTCAACGTGATGTATCTTTCCATTTACATACATAGGTACTAGTCCACGTATACGTACTTCTTTCATTGTCCCCCCATGTTTCAACATAATAATGTTCGGAAACTTGTTTCTTTTGTACATAGCTTCCTGCATAAATGGCTCTATTGCATTTGTAAACGCTCCTTGCTCAATACCTATCTGCTCAAAGCCTTCATCGTGCAACTTGAAAACCAGGTCAATGATTTCTTTCGCATTGACCTTGTACCCATGGCCTGATACATACCATTTATGAGACTGATCAATCTCAAGCCTAACAACACCCGTATAGTCTGAACTCTGTTTGGTGGTCAATGCTGTATCAATCAATGCAAACTTTCTAGTATTCTCTGGTACATCTATTCTCGCAACCTGCTTCATCCACTCCTTTTTAAATTCCCTTGAGTCATCATCAACAGGGTTCTGTTGATACAATGCGGACCACTCAAACGGTCCTAATGTTTTTTTCTTACTCAATAGCTCTTCTAAGTTGTACCTGTCAGGCCATAGTGCTTCACCTTTCTTCCTATGCTCTTCATTTACTTCAGCAATAGCTGGCAATCTAAGGCGTACCCACTTTGCATCACCTAACCCATTCTTTAAAAAGTCTTGATAATCAACGTATTTCTCATGGTATTCACTTTTTTGGTCCGTTATACGCCCGATTAAGTCATCTTCATGCCAGCGTGTGTTGTGACTCACTATGCCGTTAGCAATAAAGTTCTCTGTTCTTTCAACCTCTATATCAAATACATCTTCATGCCCTGTTTGTTGAATACTAACTATTTTATCTGTTGTGATATCGTAAATACTCGAGAGCTTGTTGCAAGCTATCTTCTGTTTGTCCGTAACCAATAGCGAGATTGCACCCATTACACAATAATCCACGAACCTTTTTAGTATCGTGACAGTGGTCAACACAAAGCTTATTATTCCAGCTTGTTGGTACATTTCCCTGGGGAATTTGTTTACATATTGCACATTTACCCCCTTGTTTATCATTGAGGTTATTGTATTCATCAATCGAAATACCGTACCTGTGTTTAAGGTGTGCATTCCTGTATGATTTTGAGTTAGCTGATGGAGGTCTGACACCTGCTTTTCTCCTTTCCTTTGAATAGTGCGACATGCAGAAGCCTTTACATCTTGCTTGATCCGTACATCCAAATGATTCACACGTGATCCCTTTCCATGTACCCTTACTAGCTGCTGTCCCACCTTTAAATCTTTTAGTTTTATCCATGTAGTTTTATTATCTCGCTTAATCAAAAACGGATGTCGTTCGTTTGCTCTTAGTATTTTACCTGATTCAGTTTTAATTGTAAAGATACAATCATTACCTTTGTTTGCCCAATTCTTAACTATTGATGAAGTTATTACTCCTTTGTCATATGTTGCTATTTTGTCACCAACCTTTATATCCTTAAGGTCTTTGTTTGTATTATCTGACATCAACACTTGTGTATCCCCCGTCATGCAGTGCATAATTATGACAGCACCCTTCGGAGATAGTCGCGTACTTGCCACAGAAGTTAGCCATTTCCACCTGTCAGATCTTATATTTGAACTGTCAGCCTCTTTTCTATCTTTGAATGGATCATCTACTATAAAAAAATCAGCACCTTTTCCTGTAATTGACCCACCAACTCCAGCAGCATTGTATGCGCCTTTAGCGTTTTTCCAATTTCCATCTTCATCTTTACGCTGTGTATTCCATTTAGCTTTAGCTGTACTATCAGGTGCAAGGCGTGTATCAAAGACATTTGCATACTCCTGCGTTTCAATTAAGTTACGCGTTTCACGCCCTTGATCTGTTGCTAAATCACCCGAGTACGAAGCGACAATCACATCAGCATCTGGGTTGCGCCCTACCACCCACGCGGGAAACAGCTGGGAAACATGTACAGATTTTGAATGCCTAGGCGGTGCTTCCATGAGTAGGTATCTTATCTCACCATTTTCAACCCTTTCTAGTGCATCACAAATTTGCCTTGTATGCCAATTTTCCATGTATTCATCATAGGTATAGCCACAGAAGTTTGAAAGGTGTCTACGGGCCAATTCTCGCCTTGCAAGCTCTGCTTTTGCTTTAGTTGCTGTCTGTTTCATCTTCTACAAGTAGTATTAAGTCAGCATCTGATAATGACGACATCGTGTTTATCCTTTTCCCCCCAGACGTATGG